ACAATCAGCCTGTTGTCCGCACGGTGCAGTTTGGAGACGGTTACCAGCAACGCCTGACCTATGGCTTGAATCAAAATCCAAAGTCATGGGATCTGACGTGGCAGAACATCACTGAAACCAACGCTGACACCATCGAAACCTTCCTGAATAACCGCGCTGCTGATAACGCCAGCTTTGATTGGACACCGCCTGATGAGGCAACGTCGTACAAGTGGATTTGCCCGCAATGGAATAAAACCATCACGTACAACAACCGCGCCACTATTACAGCTACGTTCCAACAAGTATTTGAACCCTGATGGCGTACTCGGCTTGGGCTAGTTCAACTGCATATGTCGTTGGCGATATTGTCCGCGCTAGCAGCCTGCAGGCGTCCGGCCTTGTTTTTCAGTGCACCACGGCTGGCACCAGCTCCAGCACCCAACCTGCGTGGCCAACTGACATTGGCAGCACCATCACCGATGGCACGGTTGTCTGGACGGCGATTAGCAGCGTCTACGAGGAGCTGGCCGCACTGGCCCCAAGCGCCATTATTGAACTGTTTGAGATGACGCTGGACACAACCCTGCACGGCAGCAGCGACACTTACCGCTGGCACAACGGCTGCAATGCCAATATCAGTGGCAACATTGTCTGGAACGGCAATACTTACACCCGCCTACCTGTTAAGGCCGAGGGCTTTGAATACAGCAACACAGGCACCCTGCCGCGCCCCACGCTGACCATCAGCAATCTGGATGGCACCATGACCACGCTGCTATTGCTGGTCAACGCCACTACGCCCGGTAACGACCTCGGTGGCGCCACGGTTAAGCGGATCCGCACCCTGAAAAAATACCTTGACGGCGAGACCGCAGCAGATCCCCACGCCAAGTTCCCCGACGAAATCTGGTACGTGGACCGCAAGGCAAGCGAAAACCGCGACTCAGTGAGCTTTGAGCTAGCAAGCAAATTCGACCTTGCTGGCGTGATGATTCCCAAGCGCCAAATCATTGCCAACATCTGTCAGTGGAAATACCGCAGCACCGAATGCGGCTATACCGGCAGCAATTACTGGGACATCAACGACAACAGCGTTGGCACCTTGGCAGCCGATAAATGCGGCAAGCGCCTCAGTTCCTGCAAACTTCGATTTGGGGCAACTGCTGAACTCCCATTTGGCTCATTCCCAGGTGCTGGTCTGACTGAATGAAACTCAGCGACAGCATTAAACAGATTGCACTGGAGCACGCCAAGGCTGAGTTCCCAAAGGAATCCTGCGGTCTGGTGTCGGTGGTCAAGGGTCGCAAACGATATTTTCCCTGCCGGAATATGGCCGAAACCCCAGACGAGCATTTCGTGCTTGACCCCGCCGACTACGTTGCTGCCGAAGAACAGGGCGAAATTGTGGCGGTGGTGCATAGCCACCCGAAGACGAACCCAGCACCATCTCAAGCTGACCGCGTTGCCTGTGAAAAATCCGGCTTGCCGTGGCACGTCGTCAATCCGCAAACCGAACAATGGGGCTATTGCGAGCCTGAAGGCTTTGAATTGCCCTACGTGGGGCGGGAGTTCGTTTTTGGGATTATCGACTGCTACAGCCTGTGCCGCGACTGGTATAACCGCGAATTCGGCCTGAACCTCCGGGATTACGACCGCCGCGATCAGTTTTGGCTGCGAGGAGAGAATTTATACCTAGACAATTTCGCTAACGAAGGTTTTTACCCGATCCCGCTGGAGGAACTGCAGTACGGCGACGCCATTCTCATGCAGCTTCAATCACCCTTGCCAAACCACGCCGCCATCTACCTTGGTGACCAACTGATCTTGCACCACGTCCAAGGCCGCCTCAGCAGTAGAGATGTGTTTGGGGGCTATTATCTGAAAAGCACCGCCCGAGTCCTGCGGCATGAAAGTCGTTAAGGTCTACGGCGCACTTCGTAAAAAGCTGGGTCAGTGCCGGTTCCAGTTTGACGTGGACACTCCGGCCCAAGCCCTCAAGGCGCTGTGCGTCAACTTCCCAGGCCTAGATAAGTGGTTAATTGATAGCGAACAAGATGGTGTTGGTTACCGTGTAACGGTCGGAAAAGAAAAAATAACAACTGAAGGTTCAATGGCTTTGGTAATGCCTTGGAGCGAACGCGAAGTTTTTAGTATTACGCCCGTAATTGCTGGAGCCGGTGGTGGCACTGGCCAAATTTTGGCTGGGGTAGGTTTGGTTGCATTTGCCATCCTCACTGCTGGCGCCGGTGCAGGCTTTCTTGGTCTTGGCGCCGGCTTGACGGGAACAGCCGCAACAGGACCATTGGCTGCTGGATTTGCAGTGCAAAGTGGTTTTGTTTTGGGCAGTGCTGCTTCTATTGCAATCGGCACTATCGGCGCCGGCCTACTTTTTACAGGGATAGCCCAAGCAATTTCACCTTCCCCGGTTCAGTCCACATCCACTTTTGAACGTGGCCGCGAAGCCGCAAAGATGGAATCATTCACCTTCTCTGGCATCGTCAACACCGCAAAACAAGGTTTACCTGTCCCTATTGCCTACGGGCGCGTATTTGTTGGCTCCGCTGTTCTCTCCAGCGGTCTTGACGTAGATCAAACCTAATGACACGAATTGTTGGTGCTGGCGGTGGCGGTGGCGGTGGCGGCTGCTTTTTAGGGCACACACCTGTTGCCACGCCAGCGGGCAATCGCCGCATTGATGAGCTGCAGCCAGGCGATCTTGTCTGGAGCTTTGACGATGCCGGCAAGATTCACGAAGCCAAAGTCCTCAAGGTTCACGAACACGAAGGCGAGCGCGTCATCCGCTACACGCTCTGGGGCGGACAGCATCTTGATGCCACCCCGAACCACTGGGTTCTAAACCAGTTCAATGCCTTCGTTGAAATCGACACGCTCGGTTCTGACGACTGCCTTGTTGACCACAACGGCCATCTTCGCCCCATCGTCGGCAAGACCGAATTCTGCACTGGCACGGTTTACAACCTGACGGTCGAAGGCCATCACACCTTCATTGCCGGTGGCATCCGCGTACACAACGCTGGTCTCGGTCTCGGCATTGCTGGTTCTGGCGGTGGCGGTGGCGGAGGCGGTGGAAGCAAAGGTGGCGGCGGTGGCGGCGGTGGAAGCCGGACCCCGACGGAAGCCGACGACTCACTCCAGTCTGTCCAATACGGCAGCGTGCTGGATCTGCTGTCCGAAGGTGAAATTGACGGCATCGAAAATGGCAACAAAGGCGTTTATCTGGCTGGCACTCAACTTGAAGACAACGCCGGAAATAATAACTTCTCTGGCTTTACGATTGAAACCCGTAATGGCACGCAAGCACAGAGTTACATCAGCCAACAGATTGGCACTGAGAGTGAAAAAGGGGTAAACGTTGAAGTCTTCAAAGACACTCCCGTTATCCGCACCGTCACTGATTCAGACGTGGATCGTGTGCGTGTAACGCTGCAAATCCCCGCCCTACAAATCTTCCAAGACAACGGCGATATTATTGGCCACAGCGTTCAAATTGAAATTCAAGTTCAGTACAACTCCGGCGGCTATACAACAGTTGTCACTGACACGATCAGCGGCAAAACCAGCAATCCTTACCAGCGGGATTACATGCTCTCGCTGTCTGGAGCATTTCCCGTTGACATCAAAGTTGTTCGTGTCAGCGATGACGAGACAACAACACGACGCCAAAACCTCACCTACTGGTTTAGCTACACCGAAATTATTGACGAAAAGTTGCGTTATCCCAACAGCGCACTTGCCTACCTTCGTTTTGATTCGCGCCAGTTTGATTCAATCCCAACCCGCAAATATTTAATCCGGGGCATCAAAATTTCTTTGCCGTCAAACGCCACCGTTGACACCACAACTTATATCGGGCGCGTAACTTACGCCGGTGTTTGGGACGGCACTTTTGGCGCCGCTACGTGGTGCAATGACCCCGCTTGGTGCCTATATGACCTGTTGACCAATACACGCTATGGCGCCAGCATTCCCGCCAGCAGTTTGGATAAATACGACTTTTACGCGATTAGTCAATACTGCAACACGTTGGTCAGCAACGGGAAAGGCGGTCTAGAACCTCGTTTTTCCTGCAACCTGTTAATCAACAGTCGCGACGAGGTTTACAACATTATTCAAGAGATGACCAGCCTGTTCCGTGGCATTGCCTATTACGGCGCCGGTTCGTTGGTACTGCAGCAAGACAAACCAACCGATTCGCAGTATTTACTGGGGCCAAGCAACGTTATTGATGGCATTTTCCTGTATAGCGGCACATCACAAAAAGCACGCCATACCACCGCAACAGTTGCTTGGCAGTCCTACGACACTTTGGGCGAAGTTGAATATGAATACGTTGAAGATGCTTCGGCTGTAGCCAAATACGGCATCATTAACAAAGACATTAAGGTTCTGGGTTGCTATAGCCAAGGTCAGGCACATCGGGCTGGTAAATGGGCGCTACTGAGCGAACAAAACCTGACCGAAACCGTCACTTTCTCGGTCTCAATCGACAGCGGCATCATCCTGCGCCCCGGCATGGTGATCGACATTGCCGATCCGCTTAAAGCCGGATCACGCCGCAGCGGTCGCGTCAGTTCTGCCACCACAACTGCCATCACCGTTGACAGCAGCACCAACCTCACAGTCAACCTGTCAAATAGCCCAACAATTTCGGTGTTGATGCCAACCGGCTTGGTAGAAACCAAAACCATCAGCAGCATTTCTGGCACAACTATCAACGTCAGCAGCGCGTTCAGCGAAGCACCAAACGCCAACGCCATCTGGCTGATTCAAACCAGTGACATCGAAGCCCAGCAATACCGCGTTTTGAACGTTGCCGAGGCGGAGGACGGTGTAATTGGCGTAACGGCGCTGGAGTACAACAGTTCTATCTATGCCGCCATCGAATCGGATGTGACGCTGACCGAGCGCAACATCACAAACCTATCCGCCAAACCTGATGCTCCAACCAATATTGATGGCACCGAATACCTATACCAAGATGGCCAAAGCGTCTTCTCTGGTTTCGACCTGAGCTGGACCAGCCCTAAGCAACGCGTCAACGAATTCCGCGTTAAATACCGGATCGACAACGACAACTGGAGCCAAGCAAATACCACCTCGCCGTCGCTGCAAATCCGCAGCACACGCAAAGGAACGCTCTACATCCAGATCACTGCAATCAACTATCTCAACAAAACCAGCGACATTTCCACGGCTCAGTTTGATCTGATCGGCAAAACCGCAGTGCCGGGCAATGTTCTAAACCTTACCTTTGAGGCAATCAACAATAACTCCGGTCGTCTTCGCTGGACCGAAACCGTTGACCTTGACGTAAAAGTTGGCGGCAAAATCCATATCCGCCACACCAACCTGACGGATGGCACCGGCACTTGGAGCAACAGCGTTGACCTGATCCCCGCCAAATCCGGCAGCTCAACAGAGGCCATCATTCCGCTTGTGGAAGGCGAAGTGCTGGCGAAATTTGAGGACGACGGTGGGCGGCAATCAGCCAGCGAAGCCAGCGTAATCATCGACCTGCCCGACACCATCGCGCCGTTAACAATCCAAACCCGCCGCGAAGATCAAGACTCACCACCGTTCCAAGGCACCAAATCTGACACGTTCTACAGCGACGAGTTCGACGCGCTCACGCTGGATGGGACGACCTTGTTTGACTCGGTTGCAGATGTAGATGCACTGGTCACCTTCGATGTGATGGGCAATGTTTCATCCTCTGGCACTTACACCTTCTTTAATACGCTCGATCTCGGCAATACCTTCTCTGTTGATCTGCGCCGGTATTTCGTCACCCGTGGCTATTACCCATCCGACCTGATCGACTCTCGCGCCAACACCGTGGATGACTGGTCCGATTGGGACGGCGCAGTTACGGATAAGGTGAACGCCAAGTTGATGTTGCGCTCCACCACCGACAACCCCAGTGGCACCCCGACTTGGGGCGCATGGCAAGAATTCGTCAATGGCGCCTTCCGTGGTCGCGGCTTCCAATTCCGCGCCGATCTCAGCAGCAGTGCCATCGACCAAAACATCTTGGTGGACGAATTGGGTTACGACGCCACCTTCCAACGCCGCACGGAAAACAGCGATGGGGCGGTCAGCAGCGGAGCCGGCGCCAAGGCGATCACCTTCACCAACGCCTTCTGGACTGGAACAGCAAGCCTCGGTGGGGTCAACGCCTACCTCCCCAGCATCGGCATCACCGCCCAAAACATGGCAACCGGCGATTTCTTTGAAGTCACCAGCATCAGCGGCACCGGCTTCACCGTCACCTTTAAAAACTCGGCTGGAACTGCCGTTAGCCGTAACTTCAACTGGAGTGCGGTTGGCTATGGCCGAGGCGGCTAAAGTTGGACAAATACTGTCCTGTTAAGGGCTCGGCATGGCTCAACACGATTATGTGATTGCTAACGGCACCGGCGCTGCCGTCCGTTCCGATCTCAACAACGGCCTTTCCGCAATCGTCACCCAGAACAGCGGAGCGACCGAGCCAGC